TATTACTTTCGGGTACACCTTCAGCAGAATCTTACTCGCAATGGTACCATCAGTTTTGGCTTAGTGCATACAACCCATTTGCACAATACAAAAACTTTTATCAATGGTCAAAGACTTTTGTAAATGTTAAGCAAAGGCAGTTAGGACACGGATTGATTAACGACTACTCAGACGCAAAGATTGATTTAATTGATGCGGTTATACAACCTTACATATTAAAGTTCACTCAAGAAGAGTCAGGCTTTGAATCAAAGGTTAATGAACACGTAATTTATTACCCTACTTTATGCCGTAACTTAATCGAACGTTTGGAGAAAGATTTAATCATTGAAGGCAAAGAAAACGTTATATTAGCAGATACGGGAGCAAAGTTAATGCAGAAGGTACACCAATTAGAAAGTGGAACGATTAAGTTTGAATGTGGCAAATCAATGATATTAAACACACGTAAAGCTGAGTTTATTAGAGATTACTTTGAAGGGAAAAAGCTTGCAATACTTTACTACTTTGTTGAGGAATTTGAATTGTTAAAACTTGTATTCCCTAACTTTACAACAGACTTAGATGAATTCAATAGAACAGATAAACATTACATTGGACAACAATACGCAAGTAGCATGGGGATTAATTTGAGTGCTGCACATTCACTAATTTTCTACTCGTTCGGTTATAGTGGCACAAATTTTATTCAAGCTCGTGACCGCATGACCGTAAAAGAAAGACCCGTTAACGATGTATACTTTGTTTATGGCAAAGGGTCACTAAGCGAAAAAATACATAAGACAGTTTCACAGAAAAAGAATTTCACTTTAAAGATGTATGAGCGAACAAAGGATTCAAAGTAGTTGTATAAAACATGCTAAGGCAAAAGGATGGATTTGTTGTAAGATAATTAAATGTTCAATAAATGGATTTCCAGATTTAGTGGTGTACAAAGACGGTAAAACGATATTTGTTGAGTTTAAATCGTTGATAGGCAAACAATCAGCATTGCAAGTGTACCAACAGAAACAACTTGAAGCGCATGGTTTCAAATATTATTTAATAAATAATTTAAAAAACTTTCAAGAAATGTTGCAGATTAATAATTAATGTGTATATTTGTTGTATAATTAAAACACACACACATGAAAACTAACCTTAGAAAATTAGCGTTGATACTTCAGAAGGTAGACGCTTCAAAGTTCTTTTCAATTAGCGTTTACAACGGGTCAATTGTTTTAGGTGCATTTGAACAAGACGTATTGATTGATGACCTTAATATTAATTGGGACTCGGTCGAGTACGATTTAGAAATGACAATCTTTAAGAAAAACAACGTTAAATTAATTGTATCATGAAAAATTTATACAAATCATTGGCAAACTTCCAACAAGAAGTTCCAACTATCCATAAAGGTACAGCAGGCTATGGTTACTCATATGCAGACCTTACAGCTATCTACAAAATCATTAACCCATTAATGAAAAAACATGGGTTAGGCTTTACGCAACCTATCGTAAATAATCAAATGAAAACAATAGTATTTCATATTGAAAGCGGTGAGTCAATTGAAAGCATTGCAGACATTCCAATGAACGTACAACTCAAAGGAATGAATGATTACCAGGTTATGGGTTCGGCATTCACTTACTTCAGACGCTACACTTTGAGTTCAATGTTAGGTCTTGTTACAGATAAAGACATCGATGCAAGTGGAGAGCAAACAGGCAAACGCAAAGAGACAATAACCGATGAACGTTTACAAGCAGCACTTGAAAAGATTAGAAAAGGTGAGTACACAATGGAAAAGCTAAAAGAGAAGTTTGAATTAACCGCTAAACAATTAGAGTTATGTTAGTAACATATGAATTATACGATAAAGAGGGTGAACCTTTAATGCGTTTAGAAGGAAAAGAATATATTGCGCCTATTGGTTCTGGGGTTCTTTTTTATGATTCAATATCAGAAGGAGTTGAATTTGTATCAGTTGAATTTATTGGAAAAGCAACACACCAATGGTATAATATTACATCGGATACACTTTGTATTGATTGTGAAGTTATACAAGATTTAACGGAATATCAAGACGCTGAATTGTCAAAGTATTACGAACTTAAATTTAAAAAATCATGTTAATCAGATGCAGTTCATTACCCAAAATCATGACAGCGTCCCGAACGAAAGGGGCGCTATCAGAGACAGCGAAGAGCTACATTAAGTCAATCGCTAAACAGGACTATTTTGGCTACGATGTGGAGCTAAACAACAAGTATGTAACGAAGGGAATTCAATGCGAAGAACATTCAATAGCACTACTTAACGACGTTCTATTTACTAACTACCAAAAGAACACAGAAAGAAAGTCAACGGATATTCTTACAGGAGAGTGCGACATTTACACGCCTGAGTTAATTATAGATATTAAAACGTCCTGGAGCTTTGAAACATTCCCGGCAACACCCGACGATATTAACATTAAAGATTACGAATACCAACTAAGAGGTTACATGTATCTTTACAACGTTGATAAGGCTGCGTTGGCTTATTGTATGGTCGACACACCACAGGAGCTTATAGGCTACGAAAATGAACAACTACACCGAGTAGGCAACGCACCGAGCGAATCACTTGTAACGATGTTAACAATTGACCGTGATTTAGAGCTTGAAGAGAAAATGCTTGAAACGTGTAAGCAAGCAATTGATTATTATAACGAATACATAAATCAAATCCATGAAAAAAAGCATAGTTAATTTCGAAGACATACCAATAGATATTATTCGGATGCGTCTAAAATACCAAAAGAAAAAGTACAGCGTAACCGAATGTGTGAAGGAAGCGTTTAGAATAGCAAACCAAAAAATAAAAGAAGATGAAAGCAAATGAAATGATTTTTAAGGGAACAATCACTAACGTGTTAGAGGTTATCGAGGTAGGTGCAAACAAGAAAATAGAGTTTGTAGTAAAGGAAAACGAAGGGCAATACCCACAAAGCGCTAAGTTCAGTATCTTTGGAACTGAGAAAGTAGATAAGTTTTTACAATACAACAAGGTTGACCAAGAAGTAGAAGTGCATTTTAACTTTAAAACAACCGAATGGCAAGGGAAGTATTTCACGAATAACGAAGCGTGGAGAGTTAACAAAGTTCAATCAGAAGAAACACCGTTTTAACATGATAACAAGTGCAGAATATGAACAAGCATTAAGAATATGTTTGCAATATAAAAGTCAAATAAATTCAGAAGTAGAATCTGTTACTGATAAATTATTAGTTAATATGTCCAATAATGGAGAGATTAGCATTCGCCTTTTTAATGTTGCAATTACAGAATTAGATTATTTTTTACCTTATTTAAAAGGTGTTGACCGTTATAATTATCAATTGTCAGATTTGTTAAAATTAGAACCATATCAACTTTTAAAAATAAGAAATGTTGGTAAAAAAACTGTGTTGGAATTAAAAAATTTAAAAGAAAGATATTCAAAATTATGAAAAAGAAAGTAACAAGCCTCAGCGATTTGACTGAGGCTAAACGTCAGCAGGCGATCGAATACTACCAACACGTAGCACGAGCGATGATGCTTTGTCAATCTGCTTTACATTCCTTAGATGATGTTAGCGATAACATGTTTCACAAGCACGAAATAAAGCGTACAATCAACACATTCATTAGTGGTGTCGAAAGGTTTGCAGCTACCTTTGTGGAGAATAACAACGAAACAATGGCTCAGACCTATTCGAATATTATCAAACAGATTGATGAGTTTAAAGAAAATATTAAAGTACAGATACAATGACACCGAAAGAGAAAGCAGAAGAAATTTTTATGATGTATGTTGATAAAGGGATGAAGCAAATCAAGCCAGTTATTCATAGGGCTATAAGAAAAGAAATGGCAAAACAAGGTGCATTAATTGCAGTTGAATTTGCACGTGAATTTATCACAGGTGATTTAAGTGAAAGATTTGATAAAACAATGTATTTATTAGAAGTTAAAGAAGAACTATTAAAACTATGAAAAAAGACAATAAGAACCGAAACCGATGGATGATCGCTATATCATTCGATATCGATAGGTGGAAGCGCAGAGAGAATAGGAAGGGAGTAATTAACGTAGGGCGCATGATTTGCAAAGCCTTTTATAACAAGTACGATGATGGAAATTGAGAAAAAAATCGAAGAGCTTAAGGCTAAATTAACGGGTGACCTATTTCAAGATGGAGAGATAATGCAAAAGATTTATGAGTTAAAGAAACAACTTAACCCCGAAATAGTAGACAATCCTGATTTGGATGATGATGAAAATGACTGTTTGTTCTGTGGGTCGTAACTAATTAAAAAACAAAACATTATGAGTAAAATTGAGTTATTAAATGTATTCGGGTCGGACACTATGGTTTTAGATGTTGCGAGAGCTTCTTTTGATAAGAAGTCGGATAATTATACAACAGAACAAAACAATAGATTAATAAGCTATTTAGCTAGGAATAATCATTGGAGCTGCTACGCTCATGCAAGAGTACAATTCCGGTTACAAGTCCCTATCTATGTAGAGCGACAATTAATTAAAACGCAAATCGGAGTTGAGTATAATTCAATATCAGGTAGATACGTCGACTTCAGTGATACATACACACTTATTAACGAGTGGCGTACACAAAGCAAAGACAGCAAGCAAGGCAGTGCTGAACCTTTGGACTATCAAGGTCAAGAGGCGTGTAACATAATCGAGCATAACGTTGTTGAATCTTGTAAGAAAGCGTACAAGGACTTAATAAAGTTAGGTGTCTCTAAGGAGCAAGCGAGAACAATACTACCACTGAATTTGAATACCACTATGATTTACACATGTAGTCTATACGCATTCATCAGATTATGTAAGCAACGTTTGAAGTCAGATGCTCAAGCAGAAACACGTGAAATAGTTGCGGAAATGTTACGACAATTAAAAGAAAATGGTAACTTTGCAGAGTCATTAAAGGTATTTGATTTATGAAGATAAAAGTTAGTACAAGAATAGTTTTCATATTCAAAGATTACGTTGTTAAAGTACCCATATCATTACGTGGGTACTTGCAATGCATACAAGAGCGCAACGTGTGGGAAAAGTACAAACATTTAGATTTGTTAGGTGAGTTGTATAGTTATAAGCGTGGAATCATTAAAATGAAACGTTACGACCCTATACCATACGTGGACTATAACGACATCGCAAATGTAAAAGAATCGATTACAGAGCTTAATATTGATAATTGTGACCTTTACAATAAAGCGAATTGGG